CGGTATTCGCTGCCAACACTGGAGGATATTGGTAATAGCACACATCCAAAGTCGCTGCCAACCTGTCTTGTGAAATCCTTACTACATTTCCCATGATGTAGTAACGATTCGTCATGTTCGCACACCCGTCAGCTACTTCCTTTACACCAATTTGTTTTAGAAACACTTTCGTGCCTCCGTATTTGATGTATCGAAATTTGCGAAAACGAGTCAGAGTATTCAGCGCAAATTCTTGAGTGAACTCAGTGGCATTGATATTCACAACCTGTTCTTGTGAATCTCTATTTCCATTGATGTCCGTCACAAAAAAGGACAGAGCATTGTTGATCTCAGTGCGAATGAGAGTCAACTTGTCTGTCCGTTTTGTGTTCTCAAGAACTGCGTTAGTCAGCTCTAGGAAATTCATTGTGTTTATTCAGCAGACTTCCTGGGACCAGAACGGACCATTGCGTACTGCTTTTCAAAGTGTTCCAGTTCCCGCTGTTCGTATTCATTTGCAGGCCAGAAGAAACCATCCTCCTTAGGAGTCACCCACACTCCATTCTGGTCAACGAAGCGTTTCAAACGAATTGGAAGAAATGCACCTTCAGGAATTTCCACTTCTTCATCATCTTCTGGAGTTTCCAAGCCTCCATTCGTACCGTCAGGCCAAATTGCCTCTGGAGGAACGAAATTATTAGGACTTCCAAGAAATTGCTGTCCAGTTCCAGGATCAATATGAACTTCTGGTTCAGTTGCTTTTGCAAGCAATTCCGAAGGAGAAAGAACCTTTGTAGTAGTTGTAGGAAACATGTTGGCAGAAGTTCCCATACCAGATTGCACATTTTGCTGAGCTGCGTTTTGTTCTGCAGCACGCTTTGCGAGAATGTCAGCGATAGCCATTTTTGAAGTCCTGTAAAGAAAAGAATGAAAAAATCCCTCCACCCGTGTTTCCGTGGAGCGCGGCAGGTGGAGGGCTTCCCATTAGGGAAACTTCATCAAAAGATGAAGGAGGAGACAACCGTTATGAATTAGGCGATACCCGCAGTCAGGCCAGTAACCAAAGCGCAAGACGAAGGATTGATCAATTCTACTGCCAGTTCGGACAGAAGAGAACCACCTTGCGCATCCAGACCACTATCAGAAACTTGACCTTGTTGGCTGGGAGTGACACCATAAGATTCCGGAATAGTGTCACGTCCTTCCATGTAAGCCAGTTTCAGTGCAGGCATATCCATTACCAGCATCGTGCCTGTTTGTTGCAGACCATTCAGCAGGGGATGAATTACCAGTTCCAGGGTGCCCAGATAGAACTCGAACTCAACATACTTCATGCCGAACTTCGTTTCCTTCGTGGTCATCTGAATCTGTCCGCTCGCACGACCAATCTGGTTCATCACCTTCATAGCCGTGTTATCGCAGAATGCAGTGCGAGACTTGGCATTGCCAAGATTCGTACTGTAGAAGAAAGCAGATTCGACCAAAGTAACCAGCTGATTGAAAGTGGTCGTTGCACCTGCAGCATTCACATTGCCAGATGCGTATTGACGCAAGGCATCAATAACACCTTGAGTAGCATGAATTGGCGTAGCACCTGCCGTATTCATGATCGCCTGACCATACAAGATTGCTGATTCAATGTCCGTGGAATGGAACATTGCGCAGTCATTCTTGTTTTCAGCGATGTTGCTGATGCCCATCTCAGCGTAAGATGCACGAGCAGTGTCCGTCAGCGCCCAAGCATTCCTGAAAATCTGCGTGTAGTTCGGAATGTATTGAGTATCCAAACGACGAGCAGTCGGACGATTCGAACCTTCTTCGTATGCAGTACCTGCCTGAATCCATTTGTCACCATTGTTCACAGCAGCTGCTGCAACACGGCCGAATGCGCGAGTGACAGCAACAACAGTAGCACTATTGACTGCGGTAACACGCACATTTTCCAGCGTACGCTGATTCATAAACACCATGCCAGGAACGATACCGGCAGTGGAAGGGAAAGTCAGCGTAGTATCACCAACCAGTGCAGTCGTTCCCATCGTGATGACAAGAAAAGTCATCGTCTTGGAGAAATACCCATGAGTGGAAGATTTTGCACGAGACTTGCCGGATTGCGAAGTCATTGCAAACATCGGAGCAGTTCCGTTCGGGAAGCGACGCAGGATTTGCGCTGCAAACGAACGAGCATTCAGCTCAGCGGGATTGCCAGTGTTGGCATTGAACATACCAGTTGCGAGACCCATTTTCTTTCCTTTAGCGCCTTAGCGCATTAACTTGTTGAACTAAAACGTCCGAATCAGTTTTCGAACCAGTTATCCCATTCAGTATTCACAGGCTGCTTTTGAGCACCTTGTTGCGGAGATTGCTGTTGTTGGAAAGGAGACGCCATCTGAGTGACGAAATCCTTTGCCATCTTTGCAATATCAGCAGGAGATGCATCTGGATATACAGACTGCATTTGTTGCGCAACTTGCTTCAAATGCTTCTTGATAACAGGATGGTTAACACCTTCGATGCCATCAAGTGCATTGTTCGTCAATTCTGCGCGAATAGAATTTCCCAAACTCTTCTTTCCGAAAGATTCTCGTGCTCCCACAAAGCTTTCCGTCAATCGAGAACCATGATCAAGGCTAGTTGCGTAAGCATTACGAGCAACATCATGCATGATCTGCATCATTGCTTGCATATCTCCACTGGTTGCACGTTGCATAACTTCAGGATCGATCCCTTTCATGAAGTCTTGTTGTGCGCGGAGATCCTTCATCTTGTCAGGAGGAATAGAAAACCCAGGAGCCACTTCCGGATTTGCTGCATTATCGAACAATTTGTCGAAGATTGCAAGAGGGTCCGCAGGAGTATTGGAATTGGTGGCAGACTGGCCTGGAGCACCGATAGGATTTCCATTTCCATCGAACTGATTGTTTCCACCCCCTTCACCACCATTTGCATTCGGCTGTGCAGGACGCTGAAAATTCATCTGTCCGCCATTTCCATTTTGGCCGTTGCCAGTAGGAGCAGGAGAAGAAGAAGGGTTGGCAGCGGAGAACTTGCTACCCAGAGATGCGAGAAAAGACATGATTGACTCCAAAGAAAGGTAAAAGAACTAACACTACATTATTCTGAAGCAGGCTTACCTGCTTCAATCCGAAGAAGCTGTTCAAGAGCTTCAACAGTTCCACGTGCCCGAGAGACACGAATTTGAAAAGCTTCCAATGTTTCTCCAGATTTAGGATCCGGGGCATCTCCTTCGAGAACAATTCCAACGATAAGAGGACGAATCAATGACACAAGATACTTCTTTACAGCAGGATGATCTAGTTGTGTCGCAACTACTGCAAGTTCCGTATCTGTGAGTTCAATAAGAGGTACTGAAATCAGCGACATTATTTATGCTCCTGGAGGTTGATATCCCGGCGGCAGAGTCAATTGTTCCGGAGGAGGAACTGTAACTGGTGGAATTGCAGCAGGAGCTTGAGTAGATCCAGGTCCCAATGTATTCTCTTTCAATCCTGTAGGAGGGGGTGCAGGTTGTTGTACGGCAGGATCGTATTGATCGAAACCTTTTAGTCCTGAGAGTGACATGAAATGCGCGAACATTCCTGGCAATCTATTTCCATAAGCTTGTTGAAGAACCGGAGACGCTTGAATCGTCTGCAATCCTGCCAGCAATACATCCGTAGAAGCTTTCTTGCTCTTTGGAGTGTATCCATCCGTCATCTGGAAAGAAAGAACCTGTTGCCGCAGTTTGTCAATATCAATATTCAGGATTTCTCCCGAACGCTGCGATACGACTGCAACATTATCTCCTTCCAAGAAAATATTCATTACCATGATGCTGCGCATTGGACTCATTACCTGATCTTCTATGGTCATTGCAGGAAGTCGGTAACGATTATCTGAACCCGCCATAGTGTCATTCCACTCCTGGACAGATTTATTACCTTTCTGGAACTGCCCTTGCCGAGGATTGTTTCCTCCGTGCAATTCTTTTGAGAAATTGGTAATAACTTGCGCATCTTGCAGAACTGTTTCCAGTCCACGAGAATCGAATGGAATGGGCAAGTAGATATCTTTGAGAGTCTTCTTAGAAAGAGTTCCCAAACGAACAGGAATTTTTGGAGCAGCTCCCTTAGAATTCACAGCTTTGCTGGTAAGATGTTCCACATCGTACAAAGCTCGATCGGATACTGCACGACGAGCAGCAGCAAAACGAATATTGAAAAGAGTTCCAGCTGCCTCTTGGAAAGGAATCTCTCCTTCAGCAACCGATTGCGTCTGATACCGCAGACCATCTTCATGAGGCTGGCAAAAAAGGATTGGCAAATAGTTGTATGCAGTCAGAATACGCTGGCAAGTAGCCAGATGACCGTTGTACCATACAACTTTGTAAATTTGCGGGACATGCTGCATAGGAGATGGCAATCCATATTCAGCAGGAGTCAAACGAAGGTAAAGACAGATTCGTTCCATCTTTGCTCCGAACTCCCGTGTATTCAGCATATCCCCATCTCGTCCTTTACGAACTTCTTGGAACCATTTGTTCCAGTCTACAGGACCTTCCGCATCCATGCGAGCTACAGAAATGTACTCAGAAATTCGTGGATCATCTCGATAGTATGCAGAACCAGCTCGCCAATCTGGATGTGTTCCAGAAAGAATTTGTTCGTAATTGTAGACATTACGCATGTCACGGAATTTGTTCAATTCCTGTCGACATTGATTCTTAGAAACGTATTCCACGTAACCAGCATAGTCTCCCTTGCGAGATATGTCTCCAACATCGACAGTCATATCTCGCAGCACATTCCGTGGATTCAATCGCCGAAGTTCATTGTATTTCTTCTTGCCACGATTAACTGCTTTCCCAGTACCTGTGCTAATGGAACCTTGGACAGTGAATTCTTCAATATACGTCCAATCTACTTCGATGGCAGAATAATTGTATTTTACACCATCGCGGAAGAACATAAGCAGCTGGCGAACATACCCACCGATTGCTGCATGATCATCCAAAAGAGTTTCTAGTTGCTCAGCCCAAGTACGATTGACAGGACTGGCTACAACTGGAAACAGGGGAGTTCCTGAGAGGAAAACTTCTGCCAAGTACGCTACGTACGTATCGACCTGCGCAACTACGATAGGGGGCACAACTTTGTCAGATGCAAATACGTTGCCACATTCTTCAGCACCCGCAGCGGATTTGAAGTTATCCACCCCATTTCCATCTGTAAAAGTCTTGTTTGTTTCGGTATAGCGTGCATACGCCATATCGATAATGTCGAGTTTGTCTTGGAACTCGTTGAATCGTAAGTGATTCGCAAGAATTTCGTTTGTGAGGTCCCAAAGAGCTTGCCTTGCTGGCAATTTCAATCGACCTACACCGGCTGCTTCATTTTGAGTATCTGTTGCCATGATTCGCTTTCGTTCAAAAAGGTGTGTTGTCTTCAACGATGGCTGAAGGAAGTTGATAACGATATTCAGTTTTCATATTTCGAATGAGGTGCCAATACTGTGTTCGCATATCCAGTCCATAAGCACATCCGTCGAGAATATCGTCTTTATTATCCTTCTTACCGATTTTGAATTTCAATGCTTGCCATATGAATTGAATTCGTGCAGATGACCACAATGCATAATTTCCTGCATAGAGTTCTGCAACGAATAGACGAATACGAGCTTCTTTAGCTCTACCGGAGGGTTTCAATGGGACAATCTCAATTCCTTTGATTCCCAATTCACGAATATGTTTCTCAAGCCAGAAAAGAAGTGTTTGTTGATACCCTGTTTCTTCAACTCCTATACAACTTGCACCGTGG